CCATAACACACTATTGTTAGGATCAGGAACTATCGTTACACCGTTTAGCGATACGTAATAAATAATTAGTGGCTCCTTCGGGAGCCACAACTAAAGGAGAAAAATTATGTCAGGTGGAGGAAGTTTTACATCAGATCAAGGGAGTGCCCATGCTATAGCAACAGCACAAATGGTGCCTACAACAAGAAGAGCGAGGCTTACATCTATTCAAGCTAAAGGTAATGCAAGTGGTTCAATTATTTTTAAGAGTGGTGGAGGATCCGGTACAACGGTTGCAACTTATTTGTTTGGTACTGAAGGTTTAGATATGTATTTACCTGGTTCTGGAATTTTATTTGTAGAAGGAATACATGCAACTATTGCTGGAACTGCGGGTGTAACAATTTCATTTACGTAAGATGAGCAAGTTTAAGCTTACTTATGCAGGTGGAAAATACGCAGGCAAAAAACTTATTGATATTGTTAAAAGTTTAAAGAAAAATCTTAAGGCTAAAAAAGCCAAACAAACACCCAGTAAAAGAACTCTTTCAGCAAGGAAATCTAAAGCAAATGTTGAAAGAGCTGGACTAGGAACTAAATCAATAAAAGCTTACAACATAAGAGCAGGAGCTAGAAATGATAAAATGGTTCCTATTAAAAAACAGTCACAAAAAGGTAGTTCTTTTCAAACACATAGCGTAAGAACACCTGGAGCAAATTCTGCTAGGGGAATGGGTTTATCAAGGTATGGAAGTGAAGGTTCTGCAGCATCCTGGAGAGCTGATATGGATAGGTTTCAAGAAATACCAATATCTGCTTTCCTAAAAAAGAAAAAAGCACTTGGTGGTGTTGCTAGTTTTAAAAGAGGCGGAGATAATATGCCTGCTAGAAATAAAAAAAATTTTAGATCCACTAAAAGTGGTGCAGGTATGACAGCAGCAGGAGTTGCAGCATACAGAAGAAAAAATCCAGGAAGTAAATTATCAACTGCTGTAACAGAAGATAATCCAGGTAAAAAAAGATCAGCACGTAGAAAATCGTATTGTGCAAGAAGTTTAGGCCAAATGAAGAAATTTCCTAAAGCTGCAAAAGATCCTAATTCAAGATTAAGACAGGCTCGAAGACGTTGGAAGTGTTAACATATGGCCTACTTGAATGCTGACATACCACCTATATACTGTAAGATAAGAAAGGAATATTTATATGATCTTAAAAAACATCAAGGAGAAAGTGTTGACTGCTGTGTGTTTAGTGTGGTCTCTATTACAGATAGGGCTCTCTTATTTAACATTATGTTACCAAATGGTGCATGCTTTTGGCGTTTGCCTATATCAGCGTTTTTTCAAGAAAAATTCGATAGAGCCGAAGTGCCAGATATGCCTGTCGACCAGCTTCAGTTGTGGAATTGTTTTAGTTATTATCCTAGTGTTCATTGCTTTAGTTTTCTAAGAGGAA